ATAAGAAAAAGAAAGAAGGTCGTAAAGCAAACCCTAAAGGGCACCCAGATCGTCCAACACAAGATGATTCTAAAGCAGCTGAAAAAACAGCTCAAGAAGAAGTTATCCACGAAGGTGTTTTAGAAGATTTGCAAGACATTGTAAAGCGTAAAGCTATGAAAACGGTTAAATTTGCTGACGGGCGTAAGACTCCAGTAGACATGACTACGGCATCTGCAATGTTACAAGTTTACAATAAACTTAATGACCAAAATAAGAAAAAGTTTGCCGATGGCATTAACAAAAGCGAAAACATGTTTATGAAAATGGTAGATTTCGCTTTCTCAGGCGGCAAGAAGAAATAAGGTAGGTACGATATGTCATTATTAATTAAAGAGCTTACAGAAGAAGTAAAATACATTGCTGAAGATATCCTAGATGAGGAAGGCAACAAGAAAGGCCGTAATTACTTCATCGAAGGTATTATCATGCAAGGTGACATCCAGAACCGGAATGGTAGATGTTATCCTATGGAAACATTGATGAAAGAAACAACAAGATATAATGAAACGTATGTTGCAAAAAATCGTGCCTTCGGTGAATTAGGTCATCCAAGCGGTCCTACAATTAATCTGGATCGTGTATCACATATGTTTACAGAATTAAAACAAGACGGCACAAATATTGTGGGTCGTGCTAAAGTGATGGATACACCTATGGGTAAAATTGTTAAAAATATTATCGATGAAGGTGGTCAGCTAGGTATTTCATCTCGTGGGATGGGAACACTTAAAGCTGGTAAAAATGGAATCATGGAAGTTCAAAATGACTTTATGCTTGCTACAGCAGGTGATATTGTCGCAGATCCTTCAGCGCCTGATGCATTTGTAAAAGGTGTTATGGAGGGTGTTGAATGGATTTATGATATTGCTTCAGGTACATGGCAAATGGCTAATACATTTGACGAGATCGAAGAAGAAATTAAGGAAACAGCTAAAATTTCTCAAAAAGATCTTGAAGCAAAAGCAAGCAGACTTTTTGAAAAATTTATCAATAGTATTGCAAAATCGTAAAAATATAAATAATTAGATACAATTATGTGTATAAAAAGGAGAAAGTCAAATGAGTGATAACCTAGAGGTTCAAGACTTAGATCTTGACGAAGCAAAAGCGACAGGTGAAGATTCAATGGCTGCGGATCCAACAACACCAGCTGGCGGTGCAGTAAAAGCACGTAAAGGCGATGTTAAGAAAAAAGTTGATCCAACAGCAGATAACATTGAAGACACTGTCAAAACGCCACAAGGTAAGAACGACACTGGCCTAAAAGAAGCTATTGAAGGCTTATTTGAAGGTACAGATCTTACTGAAGATTTTAAATCGAAAGCAGTTGCTGTTTTTGAAGCTGCCGTACATGAAAAGGTAGTTGCAGAAAAGCAAGCAATTCAAGAAGAATTTGAATCGCAGCTAGATGAGCAAGTCGAAAAAGCAGTAGACGAGCTTGTTGAAAAAGTTGATACATATTTAGATTTTGTTGTCGAGCAGTGGATGTCTGACAATGCAGTCGAAATCGAAAGCAACTTTAAAGTCGAAGTTGCAGAGTCTCTACTTGACAGCATCAAAGGTCTTGTAGCAGAACACAACATCGAATTAGACGAAGAGCAAGCGGATCACATTTCTGAAATCGAAGCAAAGATGGAAGACACAGCTGAGAAGTATAACGCTACAGTTGAAGAGTTAATCGCTGTGCGTGAAGAAAAAGAGAGTTTAGAGCGTCAAATCGCTTTTCAAAAGATTTCTGAAGGACTAACTGACACACAAGCTGAAAAGCTAAAAGTTCTTTCAGAAGGCGTATCTTTCGAATCGACTGAAGAATACGCTACTAAAGTAGATGCTATCAAGGAAAACTATTTCACAGAAAGCGCAGAAACAACTGCGGTTGCTGACGAAACAGAATTCTTAGAAGAGTCTACAGAAGAGCAAACACAGGATGCTCAGACTGAAATCGTAGATCCGTCTGTTGACTACTACGCTAAAGCTCTTGGACGCTTTGTAAAATAAAGATTTTATAAATATTAGTAGATAAAATCTCAAAAAGGAGAAATCAAATGAGAAATGAAGAACTACTTAAAAAATGGAAGCCGGTCCTGGAGCACGAAGCTCTTCCTGGCATCAGTGACGCACACAGAGCAGCTGTAACTGCTACTGTTCTCGAAAACACAGAAATCGCACTGCGTGAAGGCAGCTCGTATTCTCCTCAGTCTTTGACTGAAGCAGAAATCGGTCCTGTAAACGCAACAGGTCAAGTTCAGAACTATGATCCAGTTTTGATCTCGCTTGTAAGACGTGCAATGCCTAACCTAATTGCATATGATATTGCTGGTGTTCAGCCAATGACTGGCCCAACAGGTCTTATCTTTGCAATGCGTTCTAACTATGTTGATGGTGCTAATAACACTATCAAGACAGAAGCGTTCTTTGACGAAGCTGATACAGACTTCTCAGGTACAGGTACGCAAGCTGGAACAATTGGTTCAGGTGCAACTGCAAACACTGGTACAGGTATGGCAACATCGACTGCTGAGCAGTTGGGTTCAGACGGCGGTAACGCTTTCGCTGAAATGTCATTCCAAATCGACAAAGTATCTGTTGAAGCGAAGTCAAGAGCGCTGAAAGCAGAATACACAACTGAACTTGCACAAGACTTGAAGGCAATTCATGGTCTTGACGCAGAAACAGAGTTAGCTAACATGCTATCTGCTGAACTCCTTGCAGAAATCAACCGTGAAGTTGTTCGTACAGTTTACAACTCAGCTGTTGGTGGTTCAACTGCAACTGCATCGCCAGGCACATTCAACCTTGACGTTGATGCTAATGGTCGTTGGTCTGTTGAAAAGTTCAAGGGCTTAATGTTCCAGATCGAGCGTGAAGCTAATGCGATTGCAAAAGCAACTCGTAGAGGTAAGGGTAACATCATCATGTGTTCTTCAGACGTAGCGTCTGCATTACAAATGGCTGGTGTTTTGGATTACACTCCTGCTCTTAACTCTAACAACCTCAACCCAGATGACACTGGTAACACATTCGTAGGTGTATTGAATGGTCGTTTCCGTGTTTACATCGATCCATATGCTGGTTCGAACTACATGGTTGTTGGTTACAAAGGCTCTAACGCTTTTGACGCTGGTCTGTTCTATTGCCCATACGTACCACTCCAGATGGTCCGTGCTGTTGGCGAAAACAGCTTCCAGTCTAAGCTTGGCTTCAAGACTCGTTACGGCATGGTTGCAAACCCATTTGCTCGTGGCAAGTTAGGTCAAATGCCTGGTAATCGTGCGACAGGCGATATTGCTGATTCAACAAACGTTTACTACAGACGTTCTATCATCAGCAACCTTCTTTAATAATAAGAAGCCGGGATAACCGGACGCATCTTAAGGGGGCGCAATGCCCCCTTTTTTATTGCATATAAATAATACTATAGACAAATCAAAGAGGCTTGTATGCAAGGTCAGAATTTTCTATCTCCAGTTGAATTTCAATTTGTAATTGACCGTATGCCTACGGTTCAATATTATATACAGGCGATTAATATTCCTGCGATATCTTCTGGGTACACAGAACAAATAACACCTTTTAAGAATACATACAGACATGGTGATAAATTGACCTATGATGATTTGTATTTGACAGTCGCTGTAGATGAAAATATGACTTCCTACCTTGAGACATGGGGTTGGCTTAAGGCTTTAACTAAACCTGAAGAATTTGACCAGTATTCTAATTTGTTAGATGGTGATGGTCTTTATTCAGATGCAACATTGCATATTGTCAATAGTAGTAAAAATCCTAACATTAAAATTAAATTTGAAGATTTGTTTCCTATAAGTGTTGGGGCTATTAGTCTTGCAACAACCACTTCTGACGTTCCTGTTCCTACAGTTGACCTCACATTTAAGTACAATAAATATTCAATAGAAGTATCAGATACTAAAATAACTGCCTAGTTGACAATAGCATTATTTTTTGTTATTATTGAAGAAAATTACACTATGGAGTGAAAATGAAACTTGATGAAATAGTATCTTTGTGGTCAAAAGATTGTGAAATTGACCAAACAAACATTTCCAGCGAATCAGCTAATATCCCTAAACTTCACAATAAGTATTACCTAATCTATATGGAAGAAGGTATGAAATTGCGAAAGTTAAAATTTGATCTTAAGCAGTTGCAGAAGTTAAAGGGTGAATATTATCGTGGCGAACTAGCTATGGAAGAATTACAAGAATACGGTTGGGAACCTCAACCTTTAAAAATTTTGAAGCAAGATATACCAACATATGTTGACGCTGATAATGATGTTATCAACTTGTCATTAAAAATTGGTATGCAGCAAGAAAAGGTTGAATATTTAGAGTCAATAATTAGACAGATAACAAATCGTGGGTTTCAACTCAAAACAATTGTTGATTGGGAAAAATTCAGAACAGGAGCCATTTAATGAAAAAGGTACATTACACTTGGAGTGATATTGAGCATATGTGTGTTGACATTTCTGTTAAAATGTACAAAGACAAATGGATGCCCGATTATATTGTAGGTATAACCCGTGGTGGAAATGTACCCGCTACTATTATTTCAAATATGTTAGATGTTCCGGGAGAGGCACTTAAGGTCAGTTTAAGAGATAATCAGTTTTGCGAAACTAATACTTGGATGGCAGAAGATGCCTTTGGTGTTAATTACGAAAGCCAAACAGGCATAAGTGGATGCAGGTGGGATATTTCATTAAGAAAAAATATTCTTATCATAGATGATATTAATGATAGCGGTGAAACATTTAAATGGATTAAAAATGATTGGGAATCAAGTTGCTTTCCACATGAGGAAGAAGCATGGAAATCTGTTTGGCACCACAACGTAAAGTTTGCTGCTTTAACATATAATATTGTTTCTGAAGCAGATATTGATTATTGGAGTGATGAATGTAATAAATTAGAAACCCCAACTTGGCAAGTTTACCCATGGGAGGTTGTAGGAAAACATGAAGTATAAACTAAAAATAATGTTAGTCGATGGAGCAAAAACTCTTAAAGACGAAGAAGGTAATGATATAGTATTTGATACAAAAAAGAAAGCTAAAGAAGAACAAAAAAGGTGGGCGAATAGCGTTATTGTGAATTATGACGGAAACAGTGAAGATTGAAAAAATAGATGAAATTTATGTGAGGATTGATGCCGATGCATCTACTCGCATGGAGATGTCTGACTATTTTACATTTGAAGTACCCGGTGCAAAATTCATGCCGGCTGTTCGAAATAAAGTATGGGATGGCAAAATAAGACTACTGAACGCAATGTCCGGTAAGTTATATGCAGGGTTAGTTCCCTACGTACATAAATTTTGTAAATCCAGAGATTATATCGTTGAACATGTAAATAATGTAATTGATGAGCAAACAGTAAATTCAGATGCTGGGTTTCAACTCGCAAAAGAGTTTGACTCAGCATTTGAGCCAAGAGAGTATCAAAACAATGCAGTTGTACACGCTTTAAAATATAATCGTGGGCTTTTACTCTCACCTACAGCATCTGGTAAATCATTTATAATCTATCTTCTTACAAGATTTCATGTTGAGCAAGGTCGTAAAGCGCTAATTGTTGTACCGACCACATCGCTAGTAGATCAAATGGCTTCCGATTTTATTGAATACAACAAAGGTCGTCCTCTCAACATTCACAAAATTCGTGGCGGTGCAGATAAGAACGTTGACGCAGATATTATCATTACAACATGGCAATCAATTTATAAATTGCAAAAGCCATGGTTCGAAAGATTTGACTTAGTTATAGGCGATGAAGCACATTTGTTTAAAGCTAAGTCACTAACTAAGATAATGGAGAAAACTCCAAATACTAAATATAGATATGGGTTTACAGGAACTCTAGACGGTACAGAAACACATAAACTAGTCCTTGAGGGACTATTCGGGAAGGTATATGAGGTCACCAAGACGGCAAAACTCATCGAGGAGAAGACCCTTGCGGAATTCAATATCAAGGCCATCGTACTTGCTTATCCGCAAGAAATTTGCAAACAAAATAAAGGACTCGATTACCAAACAGAAATAGATTGGATTGTTACAAACGATTCTAGAAATAAATTTATAAGAAACTTAGCACACTCGCTACACGGCAATACATTAATTTTGTTTCAATTCGTTGAAAAACACGGTAAGGTTTTGTATCCCATGCTAGAATCTGAAAATCATAAAATTCATTTTGTCCATGGCGGTGTGTCTGCAGATGATAGAGAAGAAATAAGACATAGTGTTGAACAGTCAGACAACAACATTATTCTTGCTTCATATGGTACGTTTTCAACAGGTATAAATATTAAGAAGCTAGATAATATTATTTTTGCATCACCATCTAAATCTAAAATTCGTAATCTACAATCCATAGGTAGGGTTTTACGAAAAGGTAACGGAAAAACAAAAGCAATTCTTTATGATGTAGTAGATGATTTGCAATGGAAATCACAACAAAAT